GGACCCGACGTTACAAAGGCCAGGGTAAAGGCTAAGTAGTTACTTTGCCTTCATCTTTAACAGGGTTACATGTATATCTAGCGTATAACTGTAAATTATTTATTTGTTCTTTAGTAAAAAGACCATCAGCGTATAGTATTTCATAAGACTCTGTCAACCCAGCACGTATGCAATCGTGATGATCCTTAAATACTTTTGGGTAACTTTGATTGGTATAGCAATCGTTGGCATTTATGCCAGAGCATATAAAAATAGTTAATAAAAACTTCATTGACAACCTTGTAAAAAAATATAATAATCCTATATTATTATTTATAAATAATGAAAGGATATCATAATGACTGATATAAACAAATATAAATCTGTTGCATTATCACATGATAGTTGTGACAAATTAGATAAGATCCGCAAGGTCATAGTACCTGAGGTAGAAGTATCTAGAGCTAAAACTCTAGACATATTAATCAACGAGAAAGTGAGAAAATTAAATGGCAAGTTACGAAAAAGCACTGGTTGAGTCTGATACATTTAATCCAATAAAAAACTTATGGAGAAATGTACTAATAGTTGCGATATCTGATGCAATCAAAGTAAAGTCTAACACAATTAAATATAGTGAATTTTATGCAAGTAGAAGATTTCATGAATTAGATTATGTAACTTTACCGAATGCTGATTTTGCAAAGGTATGTGAATACGCAGAGCTAGATCATAATATGGTTAGAAAGAAAGTAATTAAAACTTTAGATGATATGGAGAAAAACTATGACAAAGACAATATGCCCGAGATGCCATGGAAACGGTTATATCAAAGTAAAGGAATCAATCGAGAATCCAGTGGAAATCATACAGCAGTGTCCGAGTTGTAATTCACAAGGAGAAATAATGAGCACAGAACGATTAATACTTGAAACTAAGTTAGTAAGACAATTAAATGTAGTTATAAAAAGATTAAATGATGAAGTAGATATGTTAACAAAACAGAAAGATTTTCTACAATCTAAACTAAGACAGAAAGGAGATAAAGATGAGAAGAGCGATGTTAGAAGCACTCGAGAAGAAATACGAGGCTGATATAGCTTCAGCTGATGCTACAATAAATGTATATTTAAACAATTCAGTAGGTATAGGTGAACACCCACAATTTATTGAAGAGTTAGATAAACAAATGCAAATAATAGCTGATGCTCAAGAAAAGATAGAAGTACTAAAATCTTTTGAACCAGAAAGAAGCATTCTTTAGATTATGAAGTGTTTACATTGTGGTGATGATCTTAGATGGGGTAATGACTTCGATACAGAAGATGATGAAGAATATAATATTGTTAGTATGTATGAATGTATGAATGAAGAATGCAAAGCCTGGTATGAGATATATCATGGTCTAAAACAAAAGGAGACAGTTAATTGATTTGGAATAAAAGGTTTAAGTATCCTCAGAC